TTACTTTGAGCACAAGGAGGGGATCGGGAGGTGTATAAAGAGGCCAAACGACAACCATCCGCCCAAGAGCATGGTATTGGTGAGAAAAATTGAGGGGGAGGATGATTTGTATCGGAAAGCATGAGACTGAGGATCAGATGCAACGGAGGATCGATCTGATGCTTCGGGAGATGGTTGTGGAGGAGGCATTGGAAGCGATGGAGGATGAGCGGGAGCCAGGCAGTTTTACTCTCGAGGAGATAGCGGATTTTATCGGTGTATCGTTCAAGACAGTTGCCCGCATTGAGGCCAAAGCCCTGACAAATTTACGAAATAAAATGGTAGAATCCTAAAGGAGAAATTATGGAGAACGAAGTACAGATTTTTGAAGAGAAGCCCGATGTGGATGAACTCAAGTTTGAGTTTGAGCGGGCAAAAGCGAATTTATCGACATGGATGGACAAGGCCGAGGATGCTCGGGAGGTTCGTTACAATGAGTGGGCAGGCAAGACGGGTGACGGCAAGAAGAGTGGACCTGAAGCCTTTCCATTCGATGGAGCCAGCGATCTTGATCCAAATGTTATTAATCCATTGATCGATGGCGATGTGGCCACCCTGACACAGGCGTTGACCAAGGCTAACCTGGTGGCGGCTCCCGTGGAGAGTGGGGATGTGGCATCGGCCAAGCTTGTTACTGAGTTTCTCCGATGGCGGATGGGTACGATGGATGAACTGATGAGGGAGTCATCGATTGGAGCGAATTATTTATTACAGAACGGGGTAACCTTTTTCGGTACTTACTGGAAGCAGGAGAAGGCGCGAAAGTTTGAACCGATCAGCCTCGAGCAGATTGCCCAGCAATCGCCGGAACTGGCAATGGCAATCCAAGATCCCGAGATGAAGGAGGGAGTCGAGGAGATGTTTTATCCCCTCTTCCCGAAGCTCAAAAAGCGTAGGGTCAAGAAGATGCTTAATGAATTACGGAATACAGGTGAGACCGAAATTCCGACCGAAAAAGTGGTCGTAAATCGTCCTGCGGTTAAGGCATATGAGTTAGGCAGGGAATTAATAGTCGATTCAAATGTTATCGATTTGGAATCTGCCAGGAGCATTCACTGCATTCATTATTATTCCCCTGAAGCGTTGAAGCAGAAGGTAAATGAGGGATGGGATGAAGCCTGGATCGATGAAGCGATTGAGAAGGCGAAAGATTTTTACGAGGAGAGATACAGCGACTCGGCCATGCATTATGATTATGGCACAAGCTATGGTAATCAGCATTACGAGGGCTTGATTCGGGTAGTTACTACCTATCGGAAAGAACTCGATGAGGATGATGTTCCTGTGGTCACCAAGACCTGCTGGACGGATGAAATGGATGAAGCGGGATTCCATGAGCCTGTTGGGTATGACGAGGGCAGATATCCATTCGTATGTATCACGAGAGAGCATTTAAACCATCGTTTGCTGGACTCTCGGGGATACCCTGAACTGCTCAAGAGTTATCAGATTGCGGCTAAAACAGAGATGGACGCAAGGCGTGATGCCGCATCGATGACCACGATGCCTCCATTTCTTTACAGCCTGGGTCGCCGTCCTGAAAGGATTGGACCAGGAGCACAGATTCCTGTCCGCCGTAGGGATGAAGTCGGATGGATGGAAACTCCAAAATATTCACCTGCATCGACACAGGTGGAAATGCAAATCCGTCAGCTATGTGATCGAGTAACAGGACGGGCGACTGGACCTGATGATGCGGTGGAATCCAATGTGATAAAACAGCACCTGGTCAACTGCTGGCTCAGTGGATGGAAAGAAGTTTTGAAGCGCGTATGGTGCTTAGATCGAACTTACAGCGGGCCCATGATTTGGTTTCGTGTTACAAACAACGAGCAGGGAGCACAGTTAATTTTGGACGAAACTGCTGAGTTGTATGATTTTAATATTAGCTGGAACTCGATGAACCAGGACGAATCCAAGGTGATCGAAAAGCTCGATACAGTTGGTAAGCTGATGGCTCAGTACGATAGGCAGGGAACTGCTCGCTACGATGTTTATCTGAGAAAGGTACTGGAAGCTATTGATCCTAATCTAGCATCGCAATTAATCATGCCAGCACAGGAGGCAACTGATAAAGAAATCAAAGAAACATCCGCCGATCTCGCCAAAATCTATTCAGGGCAAGTTGTCAATGCCCCACAAGGAGCAAACTCGCAACTGCGGATGCAAGTCCTCCAGCAATATCTTACCGGCACAGAAGAGATTCCCGCCGAAGATATCCAAAGGCGAATGCAGGAAGATGAAAACTTTGCGAAACGACTTCAGATTTACGCTGGACAACTCGAGCAACAGCAAGCCCAACAAAGAAACGCTTTAATTGGCCAGCTAGGGACAGCCCCCGGCAATGTACCAGGTACATCGATGGCCGCTTAATCAAAAGGAATAATATCATGCCATACGGAAAAGGAACTTACGGATCGAAGGTTGGAAGACCTTCCAACAAAGCAAAAGCAATGGGTCGGAAGAAAATGAGTCCGACTGTTAAGAAATTGCTCAAGAAGAAAAAGAAAAAGTGAGTAAAACCTATCGAGGCATTTCGTTTGCCGGCTATAACAAGCCCAAGCGAACACCCAACCATCCTAAAAAATCCCATGTGGTTTTAGTTAAAGATGGTGGAAAAGATAAGATGATTCGCTTTGGACAACAGGGTGCGAAGACTGCTGGCAAACCAAAGAAGGGTGAGAGTCAGGCAATGAAGCAGAAGCGTAAAGACTTTAAGAGTCGTCATGGTAAGAACATAGCCAAGGGTAAGACTTCGGCGGCCTACTGGGCAAACAAGGTGAAGTGGTAAGATGGCCAAGGACGCTTGTTACAAAAAGGTAAAGGCTCGGGTGAAGGTATTTCCATCTGCTCGAGCATCCCAACAAATTGCCAAGTGCCGAAAGTCGAAAGGGCAGGTTCGTAAGACCGCCAAGGGTACATCGTTGAAACGATGGGGATCAGAGAAGTGGCAAGATACACGAACCGGTAAACCATGTGGGCAGGGCAAGTCGAATGAATACTGCCGGCCAACCAAAAGAGTTTCGAGTAAAACACCCAAGACAAAATCGGAGATGAGTAAAAGCCAACTGAAACGAAAGAAGGCTGAGAAATCGAAGGTAGGAATGGGACGAAGAGTAAAACCTGTAAGAAGGAAAAAATGACATTAGGAGATGCAGTAGCCGGGCTTGGTGAACAGACCGAGTGGGTGGTAATTAAGGACTTTATTAAAGAACAGAGGGATATGTGCCTGGTGGACTTTCAGGACTATACTCATGTGGACAATCCGCAGAAGCTTGCCCGTCTATCGGGTGAGATTGCAGGACTGACTCGAATATTGGAGGCGTTGGACAATGCCGAAACTGACACCCCATCAGCAATTTAAAAACGCCCACAGGGCATTGATTAATCGTTGGATTGAAGAATCCGACATCGCAGATACCGAGATCGCCAAGATTGCGATGGAGGATCTTGAGGAATGGCTGGATGAGGATGTTGTCGATTTTGAGTGCGATATGGTGCTCGATGACGATGACGATGATGAAGAGGAAGGGTAACCTCTACGAGCAGAAGTTTTTCTCGGAAGCCCTCGAGCATGGACTGGAGGTCTTTGTGCCATTAGGCGATTATCTGCCACAGGATTGCCTGGTGATGAACTCCGCAGGCAAGATATTTAAGATTCAGATAAAAGGGACTGAGAGTAAATCGAAGGATAAGGCTCGGGGTGGATTGGGTCGGTATATGGTTACGACCGCTAGCGGATCTTCAGGCAAAGAGTCGATAGACTGCACAAAAGTGGACATATTGGTGGCATATGTCGAAGATGAAAACATTTTTTATAACATCCCATGCATGGAATTAGACGGGGCAAAAAGGATCGGACTGTATCCTCACAACCCCGATTCCAAAGCCAAGCACGAACGATTTAAAGACAACTGGAAAATTTTTCGGGCTACCTGACAAAACTGCTTTTTAAACTGCTATAATTGTCACTGGTGGAGCATATCTGCTCCGCAGATACAAGCAAGAGAGTGCGAACTCTACTACAAACGCAGAAATTATGGCAGAAACAGTTATTAGCGAGGCTC